GAGGTTTCTTTCATCTAGGACAACTATGTGCTTATGGTGGACCTGGGGGGATTCGCACCCCCGTCCAGAACACTTTTCTCTTTGCTTCATACAGCAATAACTTACAGTATATACTTATTTGATCGGCTTGTCAAATTAATTTTAATAGGCCAAAAACTGAACCATTTCGATTACTGTAGGCCAGATAGTTTGCACTTATATCGCTCTGCAAAGGACTTGATCCATACCAATGATTGTTTCTATCCTGATCAGATACTACAACCCATTGACCACTGGCCTCGCCATCTGGTATCCACTGTTGTGTTATAAGAGTGGTTGGATTATACCACCAAATGTCCTTGCTTGGGTACAGCGGAGGAACAGTACCCGAGTATTGTCGTTGTTCGACTGAAAAATACAATGTGGTACCCATTGGGTTTTCTAATCTACGATTGTATCCTTCTGGACCATCAATACCCGCATGTTCTGTTTCACTTGGTAGCCAACCATTGGCATTGTCCAATACTTCTGATGTCTCAAGTCTGCTTAGTCCCATGTTGAACTTGACAATTTCGCCATTGGCAATCAGTGGCCTTAGATCGTTTCCAACTCGACATATAAAAAATTCTGGAGCCGTACTAGTTGCTGTTGGATAGTCGCCACTCATAACGAATCCACTGATGTCAGCACTTGGCACACTTAGAATATGACTATACCCTCGATGCAATTCAATTTCTGGATTTGCATCTAGATAAGTGTCCTTTCTTCCATTTACCACTTGCTCGCTTTGTACGCCAGTGACTGCCCAACATTGTCTATCTGCGATCCAATTGAATTCAAAGTTTGTTTTGGGTGGATTCAATACAGCATCTTTCTTTGGGTCGCCACCTTTGTATGCAGAGTCGCCGGTTATAACTGTTTCATTGTATCCAATGAACTTACCGCAATAATCATACAGTGGATCTTGTTGTACAAATAGCGGGTCCTGTGGACTCATTGCCTGTACTGCCATAGCATATATGTCTGGACCCAACACACCGGGCCACATGTTTGCATTTATAATTCCATTGGCTGTGGAAGGATAACTGGCAGTCTTTTTCATTCCACCTACCAGAGTCTGTGCTATGTTGACTGCATCTTTTAGACTGGCGTCACCTGGCGGATATGATGCTTGAATATCCGCGGCAGATGCTCCAGGCATGTTTGCTACCTGTTGCCATGCCAGTAGGCCTGCAGGCGATGCTGAGTCAGCGGCAATCTTGGCCTTCAGTTTGGTCTGTTCAGCGGCACTGGCCAGTATTACACCAGCACCACCTTTAGCATATGGCCTGCCTGTTGTCAAATCTGTCTTGTGTCTGAAATCTGGAAACAACTGTCTATTGAGACTGGCCTTTAGTCCAGCAGTCACTCGTGTCAATTGTCTTTTTAATATGTCTAATTCATGACCAGGAATAGTTCCCAGTCTGGTAATGTTGCTTTGTATTCTACCCAAGATGCTACTGGGATTGTATGAACCAGTATTGAGACCACCAGCACCATTGATACATAATTTTGGTTTTTCTAATCTACCAATATCATCCAAAATTGCATTGGCAGTGGCAAACTCTGCGTCAATGGTCATGTTCAGGATGTCGGGTATCGGAGGACACTTCAGTGGAATTTTACATAAGCCATCCAGTGCCAGTAGATTTTGAACTTCAGCGATGCCCTGATTGACTCGGCCAAGCACATCTTTGATACCAGACGCTTCTTCCATGGCCTTGAGTTCATTCTTTAGATCTGTCAACTCGGCTTTTATGTCTGCAACAATTGGTTCATCTAACAATTTTTCCAAGTCTAAATTTACACAAAGTAAATTTCCTTTGAGCATGTTATTGATGCCACCAAAAAGGATAGCACAAATGATGTCTTTGATTGGTCTATTGAGTATCCCCATTGGGGTAACTGAAACGCCGGGTATAACTGGAATGTCTGCCATGGTATGATACTTATGCTAGGTCAGGTGGCAAGTTTGTTGCATTTTTAGCATACCATTGATATGGTGCAGTACCTGTTCTAGTGACTCCGACCGCTGACGCCGCATTAGAGCCACCGCCCAGAGATATATGTACCCAATTATTTTCAAATATCAATTGGCTATATGGTATGTTGTTTGCTCTAATCCATTTGAACATTTGTTTGGCACCTTCTGGACCGCCTAGAGAAATATCAGCGGCTTTACCATATGTGTGATCGCCCTTTCCTGTGCCACCTAATGTGGCGTCATATGCCAGTGTGCGATATCCAGAATTAATGGCCATACCAGGAAACTGTGCTTTGATTGGGTCTAAACATTGTTGACATAATTTTTGCCAATTGCATGCCAAGTCTGCTTTTGGCGCACTTCCTTGTCCATCAACTGGCTTATATTTCATTTGGGAAAAACGGAAATTTTTACTACAGCCTGTATCCCATTTATCATCTGAATATGTTGAACAATCAGTAAAATCGGTTGGTGGAGGTGTATTATCAGGTGGGTGTCCTTTGTCTCCACCACCTCCGGCTGCTTTCATATCTTCAGTGGCTGCGGCATGGCCAGAAGGAGTATCAGGGTAAAAAATCTGACCCGATTCTGTAGTTTGTCTGGCTCCGGTATCTGTTGGCTTTACTGAACACATTGAATAAAACTCCCATTTCTAAACCTATATTTATAGAAGTTTTACAAAATATTAGTCGGGTCCTACAAACACATTTCCACTGCCCTCAGCTCGCCTGCTACCGCTTTCATCTTCGTCACCCTGTCGGTTTACTGGGATGCCACCAATAAAAACAGTAGGGCTACCGTTGGCTGTATTTGGTTCATTTTCAACATCACTGCCATCAATACTGATTAAGAGTTCGTTTGCAAAGACAGTTCCCTGAGGAATACTTGTAATTTTACCGTTATCCTCATTGGGATCTCCTAATCTGTGTACGGCTGTCATTTTAGTTGAAGACCATGCCTTTTGGTGCCACTTGTATTCCGCTCAAAGCAGAAGTATACTGATCAGCCAATTGCGTGTCAGTTGATGCTACTGTGACAACAAGATTCTTGTTGATTTTTAAATTTCTAGTCCTATCTGGACTAACAGTCATAAGGTAAGGAGTCAGTGCTGGACCACCTTTGGGGCCAACAGTCAATGTAACTGGACGATCAATTGTGTAGTTGGCATTGTCTTCTTCAACATACATTCCAATGAGTTCTTCACCTGAACTCATTTTTAAACTTATTACATCGCCATTTTTCTTAATATCAAGTAACATCATTATCCTTTATAAATTTTGCAATTTCAACACTACCGCCAATGTATTGGCCTTTGTACCAAAACTGTGGAACACTATTTGGATTCTTTCCTAGTCTATGTTCCCACACCCGATTACATCGGGTTGAACTTTCATCAGTGTAGTGAATAATATCAAATTCATACCCTGCATCAATAAGTTTGGTTATAGAGCTTTTGCAAGCCGCACAACCTTCCATTGTATATAGTTCAGAAAACTCAGAGCTTGAAGCCGGCGAAGGTACTTTTGCTAACATCTTGCTTAATTCCTCCAATGACATAACTTTCAATTTCGGTTTCTTGTGGGGCCACTTGAAGTCCCTTGCTACTTGTCCAATGCTCTGTCCAAGGTAACGGATTATCGTTAGCACTTCGGTCATATCGTTGTTCAACTCCTAGCCCTTTAAGGCGGCGATTACCAATATATTCAACATACTGGTGTAATAGGCGTTCATTTAAACCAACAATGGCTCCGCGGCTAAACAAATGGTCTGCCCAATCTTTTTCTTCAGCAACAACTTGGTCATAGATTTCACCAATGGCCGAATAATTTTCTTGTGCAATTTCTTGCATTTCTGGGTCATCGCCTCTTTGCCAATTTTTAATGATATGGCTAGTAATGCTTAAATGTTGACTTTCGTCTCGGGCAATCAAACTAATAATTTTAGCAGAGCCTTCCATTTTCTTCAGTTCGCCAAATGCAAAGCTACATGCAAAGCTGACAAAAAATCTAAGTGCTTCAAGTGCGTTTACATTTACCATGGCCAAGAACAGCTTCTTCTTGACATCTCGCATGGAACCTTTGCCTGTCACTGTAAATTGCTGTGCCGCGGCAATGAACTCATCGTATGATTTGGTCACTGATTTGGCTCTGGCAATAATTTTCTCATCATCCAGCATGGTATCAAATACTTCGCTTGGATCACTGTAAACATTTTTAATGATGTGTGTGTATGATCTGCTGTGAATGTTTTCAAAGAATTGCCATGCGTTCATGCATCCTTCAAGTTCAGGCAACGAACAATATGGCATGAATGCCATTGCTGGCGCACGACCTTGTACGCTGTCAAGCAGTATTTGATACTTTAGATTGGCAGTGAAAATAAACTTCTGTTCATCACGGAAGTCCATGTAGTCACTACGATCTTTTTGCAAACTCACTTCTTCGGGTCTCCAAAAGTATCCAAGCTGTGTTTGTGTGAGTTTATCAAACACCGGATACTTGAATACATCAAACCGCTGGGCATTTAGGGCCTCGCCAAAAAACATAGGTTGTTTGGTAAAGTCTACTTTATTCTGATTAAAAACGGTCGCTGACATCTGCATCCTTAAATTGTGCAAGCTTCGCAAGCTTCATCACTATCGGGTATCAATAGTGTTGGTTGTAAATTATGATGAGTGTCTGACACAGATTGTATGTTATCTTCATCTTCACCTTTCATGTCGTATGTATTCTGGTAGTAACTGGTTTTCCAACCCAATTTATATGTGGTCAGTAGATCAGTGAACATCACACTCATTGGTACTTCGTTGTCTGGGTAGTGTTTTGGATTGTATGACCAATTTCCTGAAATTGCTTGATCAAAGTATTTTTGCATTGCGGCTACAATACGAATGTAACCATCATTGACACCTTCTTCATACAGATATGAATAATCATTTTTCAATGAATTATATTGAGGAACAATTTGTTTCAACGGGCCTTTCTTGCTCTTCTTTGTACTCATTGCGGCACGCGGTGGCTCAATACCGTTTGTTTCATTGCTGGCCACACTACTTGATTCACTGGGCATTTGTGCGCTCAGTGTGCTGTGACGCATGCCATGCTCTGCAACTTCTCTGCGTAGGGCTTCCCAATCGTAATGTAACTCAGTTCCAAGAAACTCATCAACTTCACGCTTGTATGTGTCAACTGGTAAAATGCCCTGGCTGTATTTTGTACGGTCAAAGAATTCACATGGGCCTTTTTCCTTGGCCAACTGCACACTGGCCTTGATCAAGTAATACTGGAATGCTTCCGTTAAACGATTGACTGACCGGGCGGCTTCTGGGTCGCTGTACTTCAAACCTTTCTTGGCCAGGTAATGTGCCATGCCAATGTAACCAATTCCAAGACTGCGACGAGCCTTGGTACTGCGTTCTGCGGCCACAACTGGATAACGCTGATAGTCAATGATCTGATCCAGCGCACGAACAGCAAGTTCTGTTAGGTTTTTAAGATCATCCAACTCTCTTAGATTGCCAACATTGATTGCACTCAGAATACAAAGGGCAATTTCTCCTTCAACATCATCCATGGATTGAATTGGATCTGTTGGCAATGTAATTTCTTGACACAGGTTACTCATGCGAATCATATCTTGAAAGCTACTGTGACTGTTACAGTGGTCAATGTTCATGATATAGATGCGGCCGGTTTCTGCTCTTTCTTTCAGCATCTGTCCAAACAATGTCATGGCCTTCACAGTCTTCTTTGGAATCTTAGAATTGTTTTCGTATTTTACATACAGCGCATCAAATACATCGTTGTTGCCAAATGCTTCGTACAGGCCAGGAACATCATGTGGTGAGAACAATGTGATATCACCATCGGTAATTAGTCGCTCATAGAAAAGTTTGCTTAACTGGATTGAATAGTCCAACTTGCGAACACGATTATCTTCTGTTCCTTTGTTGTTCTTCAACACCAATATGTCTTCAATTTCTTTGTGCCAAATTGGGAAATGCACAGTGGCACTTCCGCCACGCACACCATTTTGTGTACAGCTACGCACCACTGACTCAAATACTTTTAAGAAGGGGACAACACCAGTGTGTGCCACTTCGCCGCCGCGAATCTTTGAATTGATGGCACGAATGCGACCAAGATTTAGACCAATGCCAGCTCGTTGTGCAATGTAATAACCAACGGCGGTAGAACTATTGAAGATACTAGGTAATGTGTCATCAACATCAACCAGCACACAACTGGCAAATTGTCGAATAGGAGTACGCACTCCGCTCATTACAGGAGTAGGAATATTAATTTTAAATGTAGAAATTGCATCATAGTAACGACGAATATAACTCAGGCGCTTGTCAGCTGGATAGGTGGCAAACAATGTTGCCGCAATCATCATGTACATGTACTGTGGAGTTTCAAACACACAACCATTGCTACGATCTTGAACCAGATACTTGTCCACAACTTGGCGCATGCCAGCGTAGGTGAATTCTAAGTCGCGTTCGTGATTGATATAGACATCTAGCTGACGCCATTCTGCTTCGGTATATTGAGTCAACAATTCAGCATCATATACACCACGCTCAACATTCTTCTTAACTAGATCATACAATGGGATATAATCAAATTGTCCAAATACATCTTTGCGTAAACCGTATAGCAATAAACGGGCCGCGGCATACTGATATTTTGGCTTGTCTAGACTAATTAAATCGCTAGCACTACGCACAAGAATTTCTTGGATGTCAGCAGTGGTAATGCCATCATTGAACTGCAAATCTGCATTCATTTCAATTTGACTTACGCTGACTCCAGTTAACCCTTCGCATGCCTCTTCTACCATCAAATGGATTTTGTTTATATCTAATGGCTCTCGGTGTCCATCTCTCTTTACAACATTTATTATACTTTTGCTCATATCTCTTATTTGATTATCCATTGTTTGTAGTGCTCCTAGTCATAAAACGGTCAAATACTTAACCAGGACCACTGACGTAATATCT